CTTCGGCGGCAAGTCGCTGTCCTTGTCGATTTGCGCACCCGGAATCATCGCGGCCATGCGATCGGCAATCGTGTCGGCCTCTGGGAAGTCCATTGAGCGGACAACCACATCGCCCGCAACCTTAGCCGTCATTTCTCCCAACGGCGTGGCTAATAGCTCGAGCATGGCCTCTGCGGCCTCCTCACGCTTGGTCTGATACCCCGGGCCAGTATCCACGACCGTGTCATACAAACCGCCGGTCATGTCATTCTTGACCTTGGTAATGGCCTGACTGATCGGATCACGCACTTTCTCATTGATCGTCGTAGTGTCGGGTGCGCCGTCCTCGCCGATAATGCGCTGAATGCGCTGCGTATCGTAGAAGTGCGGAATCAAGTCGCTTATAATGTTTCCAATGTGCCGGAGCGACCGGGTCAGGTTGTCAGCAAAATCAAAGTGTGAAATGTCGCTGATGCCTTGGCGGCGCCGAATGGCTATTCCGCTAACGACCTCGCCCTGGGCATCCTGACCCGGCTCACTCGGCATACCGGCCACAGCCAGAAAGTCCGACTGTGCGCCTTGAATCCATTGTGCCAATCCCGGCGCCGGCGCCATCGGCGCCTGACGCATCGGCGGCTGCAAGAGCTCGCCATTGGGGCCGGTGACTGGTTTGTAGGGTAACGCCACAATCGGCTTGCGGTTGGCATCGCGCCAGGCCGCCTCGTGGCCTTCCATCTGCCCCTCAGCAATCAACCACGGCGCCTTTGGTTGCAAGGCAGCAACCTCGGTCATTGTGGTCTGGCCGTAGTTATACATGCGGGCTGGATCGCGTAGGTCGCGGATCATGCCCTTGCGAACGATACGACCGTTAAGGTCAACCTCTCGGCCATAGACCGGGATAATCGGGATCCACTTACCCGGCCACTCACGCTTGTCCAGAATCTTGGTTGCCGACAGCAAATACCATTCGACGTACTTGCGCATGACGCGACGGGTACGCACGACCTCAAGCCCTGCGGCTTCTAGCAAATCGTCACTTGGCAATTCTTCGGTAAACTTCGCCGAGCCGTCAGACAGCATGTGCAGCGTGTCCATTTTGCGGTGCACGCGCCAATACTCGGCAACTCGAACTTGTTCTTTGGTCGACCAATCGTTTAGCCGATCGCCCTGCGCCTGGTACTGCCAGCCGAGCGGATCGATGTCGCCATACCGCACGCGGTATTCATCGCGGCGCATTAAATCGGAGACAACCGCCCAACTGGCGTCCGACCCGTCTGGCATAGTGCTGGCCGGGTCAAAGTAGACTGTGAATGGGTTACGGACAGAGTCGATGCAGAGGTCTTGGTCAAAAGACCGTTCGTCGACGTACCGGCTGCCAACCCGTATGTAGCCCCAGCCCCCTCGGACAGCCGACTCGGTAGCACAGTCATAGGCATAGTCTGCATTGCTGGATGACTCGATGTGGCGCATGAGGCCATTGCGCACCTTCGCCGTTTGCACGTCAGCGCCATTGCCCACGGCATGAAACTTGATGCGGGGGCGGTTTTCGCGCAAGGCGTTGGTCACGCGACGCACCATTGCATCGGTAATGTTGATTGTCAGACACGGCCGTGCATCGGTGTCTCGGTCGCGCTTGATGTCGACCGGCCACTGCTCGCCATTGGCAAACGAAATATCCGCAATGGCTTCTTGACGGTTGGCGCTTTCGCTGTCGGTCGCTAGCTTATAGCGATCCTGGCATTCAAGGATGATGTCTTGCTCGGTTGTGGCGGTATCGCCCATATCCAATGACATTTAGCCCATCCATCCTGTCGGTGATGGCGATTGAAAGTTCATCGCCTGTGGTTTCTTTGTCTGTTTCGTCGTTGCAAAGCGCCGCATCATCATCGCATAGCGAGTGGCGGCCATGAGGTCATCGTTTTCTTTAACGATCAACCCCTCTTTGCGGTGATATACGTTGAATTCTTCAAACCAGTCGCGTAAGTGCGAAAACACCTTAAAGCGACCTGTCTGCATACGGTCTAACATTTCTTGCACGCCGGCCTCGAGGCCGTTGGTGCCGTCCTCAAAGGTTGCCCGAACGCCGAGCATCTTTAAGCCCTGCGCCCTGTATTGCGCCATGAGCTGCTCGCCTGAGCCCTTATCATGTTGCAGACCGTCGTGCGGCCATGACCAGGGCAACCAGTCACCCCAAGGCTTGACCGCTGCGGCAAACATGGCCGGCGTCTGCTCTCGCGCTCGATGCGTGGCGATCACATATAAACAATCGGCATCACGATCCCAAGCCATGCGCACCGCGGCGCTCGGGTGATCCCAACCAAAGTCGAGACCGCCGAGCTGCGGCCAGTGCGCCGGAATGCTGAATGACTCAACCTTAATCGAGCCTTCGCTCAACGGAAATACTCGGCCAGATCCCATCGCCGGAATACCCTTGGTTCGAGCGTCTCGCTCAAACTCGGGGTATGACGCAATGATGGCCGCTTTCTGCTCTTCCGAGTAGTGGCTTGCATCGTCAATCGTCATCGTGGTGACGGACGTACCCGGCACCTTTTCAATGATAAAGCGCCGCACGACATCCGACATCCCCAGCAACGGGGTGAAGGTCATAAACACCATTCCATTGGTGGCGTTGGTGCGGGTCAGACCCTCAATGTAAATGTCGCTGTCGGGCTCTTCGTCAAACCAAACGAAGTCCAGCGTTTCGCCCTGCCACTTTTCACGACCTTTCTCGTAAGATTTAAGTGCAATTGTGGAGATTTCGCCGCTGGCATGGCGAACGCTGATGGTGTCGACTAGGTCGGCGATACCGCGGGTGTTGCTGTATTCAACAATCGCCGCCTTCGGTATCGCACCGGTACCGAATTGCCCCGGCCGTCCAAGCAAAATGCGCTGGACGTTGTCTCGGGTGCTTTCTCCGGTAATACCGGCAACCCAGCCGGTAGTAGCTCGATCCCACCGGCGGCCTTGCCACCAGTCGGGATATTGTCCTGTGGCGTGCATTGCCACTTCCATGCCGGCCGACCAAGTCTTGCCGACTTGGTTAGCAGCCATAAGTAACCGTTCTCTGTGGGAGATTCCGGCTTCATGGAAGTCACGCTGTTTGAGGTACGGTTCGTACAACTTCAACTGTGATTGCTTCTTCCGCGTCTCGGCTTCCTTCAAAAGCGCGGTCAGCAAGTTGGCTTCGTAGGAAGTCGATTCCTGCTGTGAGTTGGTCATCGGTCAATTCTTCCAAGGCTTTGGCCGGCTCGACCTGCTTGGGCAGCAAAGATGCAACCATCTTCACGTAGCCCATTGGGTCTTCTTCACGGGCCGCCTCGATCGCCCGCTTGCCGTGATTCTCAAAATCTTCCGCCAACCGGTTTAGAAAATTTCCTTGAATCCGGTTGCGAGCTCCAGCGGGTCTACCGCCGGGGTTGCCTGAGACGCCTTTTTGAAAAGCGTAACGCTCAAGCGGCGTTGGCACTGCTGCCATGAATACCTGCCACGTCCTTTTCGGACGCCAAAATGTGCTCTTCGCCGCGATACATGATGCGCGGGAAAGCGTAACCGCCAATATCCATTCCGCCGAGTTCGACGATGTCGCCTACCTTGACTTCGGTGCGGCGAAAGATTTTTGACTTGCGGACCTTGGATCGGTCGGCATTGTAAATGTTCGGATATTCGCCCGGCCCAATGGCGACAACCTTACCGCGCAGGGTACGGCCGCGCCAGTGCGCCTCGATGGTGGTTGAGAGTTCAACCTTGAGCGGTTTGACTAACATGCGATCGCCGAGGGGTTTGAAGTTGCCTTCCACCCACTCAACGCGGCCATCCCGCATGTCAACGCCTTCCTGCTTAATCTCAGGCTTCGGCTTATTCAGAATCATTTGTGCCTTAGAGCAGATGCCTTGACTTCACGCCGAATCAGCGCCTTGTCCTCGGCTTCATCATCGTGCCGCGATTTCTTCTTGCGGCTGCGGTACATGTTCTCTGCTACCGCGATCCGTTGCTTGCGCTTGGGGAATGATTCCTTGGCCTCTTCCGAGCCCATGAAGCGGCCCATAAAGTGGCTAAGGTTTTCGCCCTTGTGCGGCGCTGGCATTAGCCTGGCTCGTCGTTGTGCTTTTCGTCGCCAGGGCGGTGCGCCTTGCCAACGTGATGCGACTTCGGCTCATTGGCCTGCTCATGGCCGGCGTGCTTGGCATGCTTCGGGTGATGATTGTGGAAATGGTGAGCCATCTCCGACTTGTGCGCCTCGCCAACGTGCAGCTCATGCTTGAAGCCATACGCAACGTGATGCTGGCCGCTGCCGTGCTTTTCTTCCTGCTTCTGGCTCATTGGATGACCAGGACCAGACTTGGGCGGCGCAACGGGTGGCGACGGACGCCGTGAGGGATGCTTATCGACAGCCATTGTCGGCTCTCCTGAGTGTTATAAAAAAAGCCCCGCGAGGGGCAAAGTGCCATAGGCACAGGGGTAAACTTTTGGATTGTGCGGTTATACGCAGATTTGATTACGCAATCAACTTGCGCAAAGAAATCCACAGATGCGCCATCGAGCGCGGTTGAGGATGGCATCAAATCGTCGCGGTGTAAGTTTCAATCGTCGAGCCATCAGCTCACGCGGCGCCCACGATAAATAAAACTCACGAATGACCTTGCGGTCTTCGGGCGGCAAGTGTGCCACAGCACGGTCAGTCTCAGCCACCGGCTCGGGAATGTCTGACACGGATGCCGTGCCGTGACTGGCGCCCGGACCTTCGTCAATCAGGCGGCCGAGAATAGTGCGCTTGGGCCAATCGCCGGGTGCGGTATCCCGAGCCCACTGCGCCCACGCCTCCAAACGCATGTGCACCAGGCGCACATCGGGCGCCATATGGCTCATCGAGCGACGGTCAATGATCTGCACAGAGGTCGATCCAACAATTGCAAACACGCAGCGCCTCCTCGGCATCATGCACAATGAATCGGGTGGTTCCTTCAGTTTCTGCCCAAAATCGAATTTGTTTATCAGTCAGCCCTTTACCCGGCATTTTGACTTCCATCAATGCCCATCGCGGCGAGCCACGCCGGCCCACCAACAAATCCACGGGCTGATCCAGTCGGTAAACCAAATATCCATCGGCTTTTAAGGCATCCACAATTGCCAATTCGTTGTGATCTCGCTTCGGATTGTGGCGATTGAGGCTCATGTCGCTGTACCTGAGCGCCTAGGACGGCCGTAGAGGCGATCTATGAAGTAATTACTGACAGCCCTTGACCGGCGCATGGATTCAAGTTTGCAGCCCTTACACGAGGCTTGTAGGCGGTCCTGCGTGGTTGGATGTCCGGTGAAGTTATCGATAGGCAGGTACTTTTTACACATGCTGCATCGCCGGTTGCCGTCATCGTCATATTTCGACGGGCGCCCTAATACCGCTTTTACTTGTCTTGGTTTTTTCAACGGTCCGCGTTCTTTGGAATCGACCTTGTCTGGCCTGACCAATGCCAACCCCTGCTCCGTCTCAAGCACCACGGCGCCAATCATCAGCCGATGAATTGCTTTGTGCACTGCGTCAGGGTAAATGTTGCGACGCAACACAAAATGCCTGACTAGTTGCTTTCGCGCAACAGTTTTGCAATCCGTGATGATGGTCAACAATTCGGCTTCCAATCCTGTCATGGCTTGCCCTCGGTTTTGGTCAGCACGCCGGCGCCAACCCACTTGTCGTTTTCCCTGACGACGTAGCTCACCAGCTTGGCGCCCATCCGAGCCTTGGCCGAATCCATCAGCCGCAGCAATCCGGGGTCGGCTTTTTGGATCGACTCCCGAACGAGTTCTTTTTGGTCTTTTTGGCTCATAAACCCTCCGGTCAAAATTTCGGGTCAAAAAAGTCAACCCCCCTATGGGGGGTTTTGACTTTTTTTACCTGTTGACCGAGTAAAAAAAGTAAAGAAATGTACTTTTTTGACCTTTTTGACCTACTCATCAACCAGTGCATACGCCCCCCCAACATTCTTCAAATGGCCGCTGCCAGACAGGGTAATCGGAAGGTTCTGGGCCGACTGTTTGGTGATTCCGAGCTCTCGGCCAAACTTCCGCAACTCCGCCGCCGTCCAAATTCCAGACGCCCCAGCCTCCTTCAGATCTTGAAGGTGGCGGTAAAGTTTGACCTGGGCGGCCCCGCTGGGTGGCTTCTTGGCGAGGACCGGGATGTCCAATCCTTCCAACTTTTTTACCACACAGGACGTCACCTGCTCCCCCTCAAAGTCGGTCCCGAGGTAGATCGTCTCCAACTCAAAGGCAAACTCAATCCCCCCCTCGAGGTCACGTTGCTTGGTCGATTTGGCAACCCGAGTCTCCCCGCGGGCCTCAAAACTGATCTCGGTGTCAACCGCCGCCTTGAGCACCGTCGACCCACGAGCGCCTTTGCTGGCGTCCTTCCCATAGTGATGCACGATTATTACCGTGCAGCCGATCGCCGTTCTAATGCCGTCTGCGCCCTTGACAGCGGCATTCATGTCCTCGGTCGAGTTTTCATCCCCGGACATACAACGCGCCAAGGTGTCGAAAACAATGCAAGCGCATTTCTCGCCGTGCTTTGATTCCGCCGACCGCACCAATTGCACCAAGGCATCACACTCAACCGGATCCATCAGGTTTACGGCCGCCTTAACCAGTTCCACCGGCGCACCGGTCAAGATCTGTTTCTGCTTGACCGCCGCAAAGCGATTATTGATGCCCATACCGCCCTCGGCGGCCACGTAAACCACCAACCCCCGATTGACCTTATGGCCGTACCACGCCGACCCAGTAGCCACCGCCATCATGGCGTCAATTGTGAAAAAGGACTTACCGTCGCCACTGGCGCCAACCATCATGGTCAGACTGTTTGCCTGCACTACGCCCTTGATTAGATAAGCAGAATTGAGAATCGGCTCGATGTCAGCAAAAGCGATCGAGCTACCCGGCGCTGCCACGGCCACCTTCTTGGGCTCCGCCGGCTCCGACCACTCTTCCGGCGTCATCTCAGGCGGCAGATCCTCATAAACTCCCGGATCAAACGGCGCAAACCGCCCATCGTCTGGCAGTTCTGGCGTCCGATCCGTTCGGGGTAGACCGTGGGCATATGCCAAGGCGAACACGGTGCCCAAGGTGACCAAGGTCTTGCCCTCGATGCGCTGATTAAAACTCGACCAGGCATAACGGCAATCATTTTCGTTGACATAACTTGCGGGCACTTCGCCTGAGAACCCGCCCGCGGACCAGACATGCCAGATATTGAACCCGTCATCTGTTCCGCTCGATGCAATGTGCAACGCCTGCCCAACCTTGACCCATTGATCCCGATCGCTTGGGTCCAAATAAGCCAAAGCCTCAATCACTCTGTCCCGTGATGCCGCCCAATTAGTGTCAGAAATCAACATTTTGGGCGCTGTGTTGACTTGGGTTAACGCTCGGCTCGGGGCAATACGCAGCCGATCGGCCAATAGATCTATCGGAAGATCGACAATATCGCCGACTTCTGTGCCGCCATGCGCCGGCCACCAAATGATATAGCCGCCCTCGCCGCGGATGTCTAAGCCTGTTCGTTTAATACCGTCAAGCCACACATCGGCGCCGCTGGCGTACTGCTCACGGCTGCGAAATAACCAGTGCTTGCCATCTCGCCGGGTGGTGTGCGATCGGGTCCACATGAGGGCCGCTGAGTGATCCTGTACCCAAGCGTTGGCGGCTCCCTGCGCTTTTTCGGGGTCCAAATCAATGACAACGAGGCCGCTTTTATGCCCGGTCGGGACGGCCACCAATGCCTCGGGATGCGCGTTCCACCACGCAAAAATCTGCTTTTCGTCCTGACTTGCGTCATAAAACCCGTTGCGGGTCAATGGCCGCTTATTGCTGTCACAAGGAAATACCGGAAATTGCGACGCAATGCGTAGCACTTCCTGAATGTCTGCGACCGCGTGCATGCGAGTTGCCATGCGTTTTACCCCTATTTTCTTTGAATCAAACCAAGTTTAAGTTCGATGTCCAGCCTGCGAAGCTCGGTAATTCCACGGTCCAACCAGTTGTAGATTGTTTGCCTGGTCACGCCCAATGCTTTGGCAGCGGCAGTAACAGACCCGAATCGTTCGATCAATTGTTTTGCGTCCATAGGGGCACTCTAGTTGTTTAACTTATTTCTGTCCAGAGGCTTGACATAGCCCGAGCATCAAGTTTACAGTCAAACCCGGTTCGGCAAAAAACAAAATAAGGGTAAACAGATGAACACAAACCAAAAGCGAATAGCTCAGGAAATTCAATCAATCGATCCGATGGTCACATATTTGGATGCTGACGAGGCTTTTGCGTGGTTGAGCGAAGCTACTCACGACATTGACCCAGTCCGGACGTTGGAAGCAGCGTTGATGCGCACCGTTGGCCGGCCGCGTGAAAAGCTAAACGTTTTGATCGAAGCATTGTTAAAAGATGTGACACTCGATCAGATGTCAGACTTGCGCGATGCGTTGCGGGCAATTTTGATCGACCAATGCCGGTTTCAAATTCTGGATTGTTTGAAGGAGGTTGCATGAACATTTTTCGCTTAATCGCGCTTGTCGCTGGCGTTTTGTTTTTAACGGCCGCCGATGACACGTCATGTCTTACGCAATTGATTCTTGCCTTGGTTGCAATTGCCGCGCTTGTTTTGTCCGGTGATCTGCAAACCTTTGCTTCAAGGCGCAACCATGAATAACGGACTTGCTGGGTATTGGCATTGCGAAAAGTGCGAGTGGGAAGGCAATGATCCCAGTTGCACCACGTATCGGCATATGGGGGAAGTTTACGCCGACGAAATTTGGTGTCCTGAATGCGTTGATGGTGGCGATCTTGAAACCGGCCGCCGTCCTGAAGCAAAGGAAATCGCATGAAAATCAAAGAATTTGCAATGTGGTATGACAAAATTACATTGCCAATGACGGACTCAGAGCTGTGCGCCTGTTTTGAGTTCCACCTGAAATTGACCGACTTGGAACTCCAATCGGCTATTTATCAAGAAGAATGGCGCGAATACGAAACCATTTGAACTTAAGGAAATACAATGAGCATTATCATTTCGGAAAAGGGCGGCGAACGCCGCGATTTTAAACCAGTACCTGCCGGCACTCATCTGGCAGTTTGCACCATGTTAATTGACATCGGCTTGCAACCAGGCTTTGAGAACGGCCCGCCGCAGCGCAAGGTCTACATCGGCTTTGAGGTGCCGGCCGAGCGCGTGGAGTTCACCGACAAGAACGGCGACAAGACCGAAGGTCCGAGCCGCATAGGCCGATTCTACACCGCCAGCTTCAACGAGAAGGCGACGTTGCGTCACCACCTCGCCGCCTGGCGTGGCCGTGACTTTACGTCGGCCGAGCTCAAGGGTTTTGACTTGTTCAATATCTTGGGCAAGTCGTGCCTTATCAACGTCACGCACAAAACGTCGGGTGAACGGGTTTACGCCAACATCACCTCGATCATGGCGTTGCCGAAGGGCACCAAAGGATCGGATCCAGAAGGCGCGGTTATTACCTACCCGGACGAATCCAACCCCAAGGCGTTGGAGATGGTGCCGGAATGGTTGCAGAAAAAGATCATTGAGCAGATCAACCCGTTGCCACCGCCATCTGCGCCTGCCGCGGCCAAAAAGACTGGCACGGATGATTTGGCGGAATTCAATGATGAGATTCCGTTCTGATGTACGTCCGACTCAACCAAAATAGCCTGGCGCAATTCTGGAAGAGCCGCATCCGGGTGCTCACTGAGCATCCGGGTGTGAATCGAAAGGAAAGGCATGTGTTGCGGCATCGAATCAAAAAGGGTTTGCTATGAAATCCATTCGCATCGTCAATTGCGAGCAGCGATCGGAGGAATGGTTTGCGGCCCGAGCTGGTCGCGTAACCGGCTCTCGCGCTGCCGATGTGATGGCTAAGATCAAGTCGGGTGAGGCCGCCGCCCGACGAGATTACAAACTTCAGCTTGCCGTCGAGCGGATCACGGGCAAACCAATGGAGCAGGGCGGCTTTGTGACCGCAGACATGCAACGCGGGATTGATTTAGAGCCCAAGGCCCGCCAGGCGTTTATGGATAAATCGGGGCTGACGGTTGCCGAAACTGGTTTTGTGGTGCGTGATGATCTGCCGATCGGTTGTTCAACCGATGGCGACATTGCAGAATTTGATGGCATCCTAGAAATCAAATGTCCCAAATCGGCAACTCACATTGAATACCTGAAAGGCAACCGAATACCGCCCAAATATTTGTGGCAGGTTACGCACAACGTATTTACAACGGGAGCAAAATACACTCATTTTGTCAGTTATGACGATCGTTTGCCGGCTTACCTCGACTATTTCAGCGTCAAGGTTGATCGAGCCGATCTGCCGATTGCCGAGTACGTGTTCGAGCTTAAAAATTTTTTGTTTGAGGTTGAAACAGAATACAAAGAACTTTTGAAATTAAAAGCATAAAGGGGAAAAGCATGGAAGATTATCAACAATGGTTAAAACAAGCGAAACGTCAAAAGCGCGTTGATGAGACGTTTGAATATATTTTCAACGTCGGAATTGGGTTGTTGATTGCTTGCTTTTTTTATTGGTGGTTGAAATGAGTTTATCTGCCCGCGATATGGTTGAAATATTGGTTGACGTTATGCAGCGTGCGGATGCAGATTGGTGCGCCTTGCATGGTCACAAAGGGACGGACAATGAAGAATGGGACAATGCCCTGGGCGATGCTGAGGAATGGTTGGAGGAGAATTTATGACCCGCGATGACATTATTCGGATGGCGCGTGAGGCAGGCGAATTCAATCAGTCAACGACATTAAATAATTTATTGTTTTAATCCCGAGGCCCAATCGATTGCATTTTGGAGTCGGTTGGCGTCTCGGGCGCAGGCGTCAAGAGCTTCCTCAATCGCCGCAGGTACGGGATCGACTCGGGGGGCTTCTGGAGGCTTGCTGGGGGCTGGCACGGGGTTTGAATGTAGACTGGCTTGGTACTGGCGCATCCTGGCAGACAAAGCGCGGCCAAACAACACAGCAGCATTGTTGCTCGATCGATATGCCGCATCAGCGTTTTCTTTGTCATGTTTTGCCTTTTCTATGGCTGATTGATTTGCGGCCCGGATAGCCGCCACATTGTCTTGTAATTCTGACAGTTTTGTGCGTGCCGCGTCACGCTGATACATTAAAACAATGATGAACAGTCCAATTCCACAGACCGGAATTAGGAGCCAATAGCGACGTAGAAAAGCAAACCAGATCACGGGGATTTTTCGCTCAACAAATTGAGATAATACTGCGCTTTGCGAATTGACTCACTGCCGCCCTTGTGGCGTTCGCGCCAAATATATTTGGCAACAGAGCCTTTGAGATACCCCCGAAACTCTTCCTTGGTCAGTTGCGCTTCAATGGCGGTGATCGCCTCAATCATTCCTTGGCGGTAATGTTCTGGCGCATTTACTGGGTCTGATGATTTGTTGTCGTTATCAATTTTTCCAGAGCGTTTAATGCGCATGACACTATTCCGATTTGATTGTGAAGATCGTCGAGTTGACGTTGTATGTTAATTGCTTTTTCGTCGGCGTCAAAGCGGCCGAATTTAGGCAATGGCCGTGTCCGATAGGCGTGCAAGTTCGTCAGAACTGCTACTTGGTCGCTGAGCTCTTTGATTGCATCGACAACCATATTTTTCCCGTAAATAATTGATGGATAACGGCATCAGATCATATGTCCCGTTACGAACATCGTTTTTAACGACGATTCCATTCCATTCACTGATTTGCACATCGGCCGGCCGATAATGCTCGTTTTCCAAATAAAACCGGCCGCACACAAGTCCATGTTTGACGTGGTCGGGGTATTGTTTTGATGCGTACAGGAACCCTTGCTGGTGTCCTTGAGTAAACGATGACCCGATGTTATTTAGCCTGGACACAACGGTGCCGCCAATAGGGCGCCCGCTGTAGGGATTCGGGAAATAATGGGAATACTTGATTCCGTCAATTTCGACAATCTTGAGGAATTCGTGGCGCGTGAACCACGGAGTTTCCAACGACGCCAATGAAATAACGCCTTCCCATTTCGGGTCACGAAAGATAGCTCGGCTCAATCTGTTTTCGTGATTGCCAAACAGAAAATGACATTCCGGGTTCCAAGATTTACGCCGGCCTTTGGCGAGCCGTAACCGCTCGTCCTGCATTGGACCGACCAAACGCCGGAACCCTTCGTTGCCGACCTCGATGTCCGTCAGTACCCGCCGTCCTTCGGCTTCTTTTGATCCTGGCGCATCATGGGTGGATAGGCTCGGTAGATCCCACCAGTCACCGATAACGATGATGACGTCAGGCTTGTAATCGACGATGGCTTGAGCGGCCCAATCGACGTGTGACAGGTCAGAACCGGGTTTGATCTGGGTATCGGGTATAACCAAGTGTCTGCGCACGTCACTTCTTTAATACCCGCTTTCGAGCGGGTTTTGGGTAAACGGCTCCGGTCAAGGCTTGATGCAGCAAGCCGCCGAGCTGGTCAACGAATACTTCATTACGGGACAATTTATGATTCATCATGTCCAAAATGGCGTGGCACATTTCGTGAAAAAATGTGTGCATTTTTAACGAATCATCAATCCCGCCTTGGATGTGTATCTGATGTAAATGCGGCAGCCAAATGCCAACGCAATCATCCCCATATTCCCATTGCTCGGCAGGCGTCACAAATACCTGAATGGTGTGACCGAGGAGCGGAAATGTGGTCGGAATGCTCATCCTTTGACGGCCACGGCAATGAAGCCACACAGCATTGCGCCCGCAAGAGCCAGATTGGCGGCCTGCTGGGCGCTGATTTGATGATGGACCAATGACAACATGGCAGCCACGCCCGCCCAACTAGAGGGCTCCTTGCCCCGCTCGATGCCGTACAAAATAGTCTTTTTTAGCCGGTCCATCATAAATCGGTTCCTGTTTCCATCAACCGAGCCAGGCGAACTGCCCGTCCTTTCACCTGCATTGCCCAACGGGAGTCGAGCATGGCATCGGCCGCCGCTTTCCAATCCTGAACCTTAATTGCCGCCATAAGACCATGAAATTGCGACAATTTAAAGTATCCCAGATTGAACGCCATTTCTATCAACACACTTTGACGCATGACGTTCAGATCAGCCCAGCCGGCAATTTTGCTGGCGCACTCGGTTTCGGCGAGCTCAAGCTGCAATTTGCAGACCGCCGCGGCCAAAGGTTCAGGCCACCCAATGCTTAAAGCGCATCCATAACCGATCGTCTCAACGCCGACCGTGTCGCGGTAAGGCATAGCCCGGAATCCCTCGGCCTGCTTGACTCGAGGAAAGGCAATATTGACGGATTCAGACATTTAGGCAGATTCGCCGTCGGAACTGATCTGGCGCAATTTTTTGGCGTGGTACGCCCAGGCATAACTACCCGAACCAATGGCGATTACCAACACAATGAACTGCAACAATTCATTGGTGGCCGTTAGATGACTGAAAAACCAACCAATCCAAGCGGTGATTGCTGCGCCATCGGCAACCCGCTCACTTGCTTGCGTCGACATTTCACAAATTCCCCAAATCAGCTTTGACCGTATCAGCAGCTTGTTTTAGAGCTGCCGCCTTTTTCATTGCATTTGGTCCATACATTGACCAAAGCACCGCTCCGGCAATAATTAGTGCAAAAGCAAGAAACAGATAAATAAAAGCTGACATAAAGACTCCTAGTGACGGGGTTTGTTGTTATTCAGAATGGCATTGCCAATGATTAAAATGATAATTGTGGCAATCAAAACGAATTTCATTTTATTTACTCCACGGGTGAAACCGCATTTCAACCCGAGCGGTGACGGTCGAATCTTTGGAGTCGGACCATAGCGCCATGGTCTGATACCTCACGCCCATGTCCACCGTCAGGCGGTCGGACGGGTGAAATTCCAACCCGGCGCCAGCGTG